CGAAGTAATTATACAACTGAACACTGGTCATCTTTTTGAACTTATCTATCTCATTGACCACGTTGAAACCTTTATCAGTTAGCTTTAATAACATGTTGTTTTTGACAAGTTCATCGTAATATGTTTCTACGTTATCTTCATTGAGAATCCTCTTAATTTCATCAACAGTTCTGTAGCCACCACGTCTCTCAAATCCATTCTTGAGGATTTCCTTACCGTCTACATAACTGTAAATACTAGCATCGTCAAAACTTTTATAACCTAATTTAAACATTTCATAACCAAGCGAGAAATAAAAGATACCGTCTTCTGTTAATAAGTCTCGATCTGCTCTTACTTCTTTCTCGTAATCTGCATACAGGTCAGGATTCTTCCATAAGCAGAATATGAAATTAGCCTCTATCATATCTCTCTGCTCGGTTAATTTCCTGTCATAGTTGTCTAAGGATAACATTAAATATCCTCCTCATCTAAGAAATCCATGATGTTATTATTTTTCTTTTTAGGAACCTGCACCTCAATATCATTAATTGATAAATCAATGGTCGAATTTTCCTGTTTAACTTCTTGTTTTTTGATATGTTTATATCTATTGTAAACATCATTGATTTTACCTTCGATAATCTTCATGATGTAACTAGCCATTCCAAATTCACTATCAAATGATTTGGCAGACATCCAATACTGAATATCTTCTTTACATACGTTGAAACATTCTTTGATTACATCGTAATCGTAAAACTCATTTAATTTACCTATCTTTTTAACCATCACTGGAGGTACAATTTGACCATCTTCATAGTTCAACACTTCTTCTGCTACAAATGTTAATAATTCTTTTCTTTTTACTTTGTTTTCTACAGAAAGATTATACTCATTTTCGTTGCAATAATATGTATTCTGTCCTTTTTCATTAATTACTCTGAAAAACGTATCAGTTGTTCCGTCTTTTTTACAAACATAACATTTACATTTTCTACTCATAGGATCACCTGCCCGAATATAAGGTAAAAAGGGGAATGATTCCACTCCCCTTATGTTATTTACTTCAACAACTTAGCAATTTGACGCAATGCTTCAGTTGGTGTTTCATCCGTATCCTTAAGTGAAGTAATTCCATACTTAGCCATTACTTCTTTAACTTTTACTTTTGTATCATCAGAAGCAGAACCAAAACCAGTTCTAATTTCCTCAGTAAGTTTCACATTCTCTTCTACATTTACCTTACTGTGAGTCTTTTCCTCCACAGCCTTTTCGATTGCTTCTTCTTTTACTTGTTCCTGTTCCTTTTTAGTTTCTTCAATAGATTTAGCACCGGACTGTTTATTGTGAGCCTTTTTAATTGCATCTTCAATTGCTGCAATGAACTGGTCAACATCTAAATCAATCTGTGGGGTAATCTCATTAAAGCGTGACTTAGAATCAATATTGAAATTATCATCACGGAATGTAATAATTCTACTTTCACTTGTTACCTTACCAACTACTTTATCAGCACCAACTTTTTGCTTGATGCGTTGTTTTTCAATTGAACGGTCAATGGATGCTACGCCAAGAATATGTAATTTTGTCTTAATTGCATTGAAATATCTATTGGTTAAGTTAGCAGTTAGTGTTTCGTATTCTTCACCAGTTGCAACGTCTGATTGGTTTTTACGCTTTGTATGTCCAACAATCATCATTTGAACACCAACTGATTTTAATTCCCAAATCTTATCTAAAACTAATTCAATCACTTTGTCTTCTCCAGCCATGACCTGCTACCCACTATTTCTAGTGGACATGGACTATATCTTCATCCATATAGGATGCTTTGCACTTCGAGTGGCAGCAAGATCCACCCTACTCTACTCGGTTATTCACCCATCGGGTTATCCTTTCGATAGTCTCTTGAGTTTCGTATTTGATCAATTATATTAGGTTAAATGTCCAACCTTTGTATTCATCTCTAATGTTTTTTAAGCATTTGCTTATTTCATTTCTATCCAACTCATGTAACTTTGCAAATTCTCTTATATTATTAGAGATAAATGATTCGCCATTTGGGGAAATAGCTTTGAATCTCAAAGTAGTTCTTCTATTTTCGTTTTGTTTGCTTCTAGGAATCCATTCGCAATTGCTTGGTTCGTAATTTCCATCCACATTAATTCTTTCTATGGATAAGGCATCATTGTATCCATGACTCATAGACCATTCTTTAAAAACTGCGAAATCCTCCCATTCATCGCAAACTTTGATTCCTCTTCCACCATAGTTCTTATAATTTCTTCTAGTAGGATTGTTACATCTTCTCCTCATATCCTTCCATATACTGTACAATCTAGTGGTAGAATTGTTATGTGTAGTCATTCTTTCTTTTATTTTACTTATGTTTTGACAACCACAAGACTTCGTATGACCACTTTTAACATCATTGTATAGTAATTCTTTTTCATTTCCGCATTCACATTTAACTTTCACAAAACGATAATTACCACTAGTTCCTACTTTTCTATTCCCCAAATCATCAATCACAGTTAGTTTATTGTGTTTTTCACCTATTATAATTTCATTTTTACGTGGCATAAAGCCACCTCCATTTCTTAAATTTTAATCAAATACGCTTACCACAGGATTCGCATATCTTTCCGACTTAGCATCCCCTGTTAGCCCATTTACTAAGTGTCATTTCCTACACTTCCTATACGTTAAATGGACACCTGTTTGCAATCACAGTTCACAAAGTTTTCTAATATGTTATTTCTAACATACGTGAGCTAATGTACTTAACCCACCAAAAGCAGCCTTAATTGAAGTGGTCTTCTTATCTGGATAAGCTCTATTATGTAATCTGATAACTTCTGGTTCAGCAATTCGGAACAATTCATCAATGGTGTCATAAACTACTACTTTTAAATTCTTGTAATCCGTTGTACGATTTGCAACAATGTCATCTACAAATTCCTCAAAGGTAGTCCAATCTGGAATATTTTCGTAAATTGCGTTAGGGATAGCATCTACTCCATCTTCTTTACCAATATTAGCAAGGATATAACCATCTTCTCCAGCTAATTTATCACACATTTCTACAGCAAGAGTTGTTTTACCAATACCAGATTCACCAATTAAACCGATATTATAAGCAAGAGGATCTACCTTAATTACATTCTTTTTACCAAATTTTCTACTCATATATAATCATATCTCCTTTTGTTTTATAAATTATAATTTTATTTATATAGAGAGGGATGAAAACCTCTCTATATTATGAGAACAAATCATCGAGTTCTACTTTTGGTTTAGATTCTGTTTGGGGTTCCCAAGGTAAATCAGTTGTTTTATCGTCCTTGTTGTCTTGTTGTTTATTGTTTTCCGCAGGAACATATATTAAATCCTCTTCAGTATAGGAAGATTCTACAGCACCTTCTCGGAAATCATTATCATCATTTGCTTTCACCAGAATCGGTTTTAGTAATCTAGATTCTTCTGTTGTTTCTCCTAACATTCCACCTTTAGGGGCGAAATCTTCTAGCTTATTCCATCCAAATTCAATTGCTTCCTTTTGTTTCTGTGTTAAATCATTATATGTAAATTCTACTTGGTCAGCACCTCTAAAGATGCTAACTTCCCATTGTAGATGATGTACACCTTTTCCTTTTACATTAAACTGATTCTTATAAAACTCTAACATTTTAACATGCATTTCATTTTCCATATCGAGTTTTGCTGCGTTGATAATGAACTGTTGCGGAAAGAATTGATCTTTCTTTGCTTTGCCATCATAAGCAATTACATAACCATCAACGTAAATCTTCTTCTCTTCTTTAAAATCCTTCTCATCCAATGCATCTTTCGTAAAGAAAACGTCATAGACTGCTCTGAGTTTCGAAGGAGTTTCATTTGATACAATTTCAATAACTTCTGGTTTGAACTTACGAACAAATTTACCTTTGTATTCTTGATACTCAATTCGACCAGTGATTCTAAATTTGCTATCTTTGTGTTTTTCTAACTCATTAGATAAGAAAACTACAGCATCATATTCATGAATAAATTCATGTCTATCTTTAGCCTTATCACTAAACTCTTGCTTTAGTGATTTCAACTTAGATAACTCTTCACTTGTTAGTTCATCTTTATATTCCAATGATCTAATCTCATATCCTAATTTACCGATTGCTTCCTTTAACTCTACATCAGATGTAAAGTCGATAACAATTTTCTTGAAGTCCGCAACCATGTCAACTGTTTCAGGCTGCAATCGGTCATCCCAAGGAATTTCCAATTTAGATCCATTTTGATTTTCCGTTCCCTTACTGAAAGAGAATACTTTGTTCGCTTTACTCTTAGAAAATCCACCATACATTTCTAAGAATGCACTGTTTGTTTTTGATTCTTGTACTGCAAAGTTTAGTCTGTGACCTTCCCAACCGCTATCACTGGTATTTACATTGTAAAATTTATCTCTACTCTTAGGAATGTGGATATTGCCTACGAACTCAAATGTATTATAAAGTCTAGCCATATGTATTTAATCCTCCAAAGTTTATTATAGTTTGATGTTATGTCTTATCTCGCTGCCTCATCTAATCTCCACTATCTCTGCTCGACTACATGATCTCCAAGCCATCACCCCTTTCAAGTTGTCCTCTGTATTTGTATAATAACATGTATTTTCATATCTGTAAATGATATTTTTATATTTGTATTAAATCAGATTTATCTTGGTAAATCCCTTGAAAACACACTACCACGTTTGGGAGCAGCAACTTCTTCAGGAGAAATCCCCTTGCTAATAACAGTCAATCTTCCTTCATCATACCATTGACCATCTCTTGGCTTACCATCTTTATCTACAGGAGGTTCTACAAAATACTGACTGCAATTATGTAAATATTCAACTACCATTAGAATTTTACCTTGGAAACCTGATACCTTATCTTTGACTTCTGTTCCTAATGGGATTGAAAATATATTTGCATATTCATTATCTCCTTGAGCAGCGTTTGTTGCATCTAAAATTTCAATCCGTGATTCATCAAAATATTCTGTGCGTTTTGGTGAACCATCAGATCCTAATTCTTGTGGAGCTAGACCGTATTGGGCGCAACCAAACAAGTGAGCGTTTCGTGCGATGATAACTCCTTGAAAGCCTGAAATATAGTCCTTTGCCAATATGTTCATGGGATACTTAAACTTTGTTTGCATAATTTTCATCTCCAATTTAATATATTTTTAATTATATACAGCAATCTCATCCAAACCATCTTCAACTTCTTGTAATAATTCAGGTTCATTATGTATAGCATTCACACTTAACAGGAATACTTTATATTACATTAGATAATTTTATTTCTTTAGTGGTAACAATATCTGTATCTAAATCTAAAAATAAGTTATGTATTATTTCTTCAATTTGATCAAATTTAAAATATGGTATTCTAACCAACAAGACATTTTCTTTATTACAATATTCGTCTTTAATCTTATCTCTTATTTTTGTTTTTTCAAATAATGTTTTTGCTTTTTCCTTACTTATTCCACGGAACCTAACTGGTTTGAAGTGTTGTTCTCCATCGTACTCTATAAAAAACACTTTAGTCTTATATAATACAACGAAATCAAATATTAATGCTTGCTTATTTCTACAATCTAATAGTTTCACTTGTTGTAAAAAGAATAATTTATATTTATTTAAAATCTCCGATACCTTCTTTTCTCCTTTTGATTCACTACATCTTGGGCATCCATCTCCTCTAGATGTTCTGCCATTAATCTTAGACTCCCATTCATGCCCCTTACCACATAACCACCATACTAATTTCTTACTACCATATGTGACATCATCAGGAGTTAAGTTGCCGTTTTTAATTGGATGCCACTCAACTGCAATATCTGGTCGTAATTTCGCAAGGCTGTTTGTGTGATTAACCCTAAGACTATGACAATAAGGACACTTCCTACCTGATGATCTACTACTTGCACTCGCATCATACTCACTTTTACAAATGGGACATATCCACCAACATAAAGTTTTTCCTTTGGCAAAAACTTTATCAGGTGTTATCTCATTTAATGTTGGATGCCAATCCGTAAGTAAATCAGGAAATCTTCCTGCTATAGACTTCTCAAATGGAACATTGTTAGCCTCAATTTCTTCTCTTTTTGCGTATGCACATTTGTGACAATAATCTTTTCCATAGTGCTTCTTACGGTTTCTTATTATGGTTTTATAAGTGGTTGGAATACAAGGCTCATTGCAAATGTCGCACAATCTGTTCAATACAACATGACTTCCAAGAGGCAAATCATCCACTTTAACTTCGATTTTAGTTCCTTTTGGAACTCTCAAACCACTGTTCGTTTTCTTTCTTGGAATTGCATATTCTAATTTCTCAAAATGTATCACAGTCTTAGCTTGTAATTCTATAATAACAGTTTTCTCAACAATAGACATTCCATAGTTTCACTCCTTACCTAGATTATTTTTATTTCCCTTATGTATTTTCTCGATGTCTCGTCCTTACATTTCCAATAATACACCATCATATACATTTTGTAAATGATATTTTTACATCTTATTAAATAAATTTTTTACTCACATATTCACCTAACTTAATCCAAGCATTTTCCACACCTTTAGCCGTATGTATATCGACCACTCTACGAAATTTTAACTTACCATCATGAAATTCCTCAACTGAACGAAATGTATAACGAGTGGTTTTATGAGATTCAATCTCTTCAATCTTAATTACAACCCATTCACTCTGAATGTCCATTGTCCTCTTCCTCCAATAACTCACATATGTATTGTAAATCTTGAATTGCCACTGGTGACAGTTCATCATACCTTTCAATGAATCGCTGCAACAGCTTGTAAGCTAGTTGTACTTTATTATTACTATTATAATTTAACATCTATATTCTCCTTTGTACAGTATAAAACACCTCTTAAGAGGCATCCCTATACTCATTATTTTTACGTCTTAACTCCAATAGATCGATAAGTAGAAATCGAAGTTTGTTACGCCCACGAACATTCATCTGTTCTACAACTACATTATAATCATCTTCAGTATGTATAAACTCTTCCAACATCTCAACTACCTTTTTACTCGTTACCCCAAACTTAAAGATAAATTGCTGTACGTATGAATCTCCCACTTATTATTCCTCCCTCAATACCCTGTTTTATTTGTATATATAAGTATTAATTGCTTAACTTGTATGATAATTATAAAATACATTTTGTATTGTGTCAATGACAATTTGTCAGATTTTCTGCCATATTTTTCAGCATATTGGACACATTGTATTCTGTTCATTTGGCATACTATTTGATACAATAGTCTATGGAGGTGATTACTATGAATTTTGGTTTTAGGCTTAAAGCACTAAGGAAAGAACACCGTATGTTGCAGAAAGACCTAGCTATATTGCTAGACCTTTCATCTGATACTATCGCAAAATATGAACGGAATCAACGTACTCCAAATCCAGATACCTTGCAAAAAATTAGTGACATATTCGGTGTCTCGTTGGATTATTTATTGTGCAAAACTGATAATCCATTAAATCAAACTGAACTAGAAGTGCTAGGTGACATTGGCGTGTCATCTGAAGACATAAATTCTATCATTGATGCACTTATAGATAAACATGGCGTTGTTATTGGGGATGTTCGGTATTCTAAAAAAGAACTTGAATCACTAATCGCTATGATTCAAACCTTAAAAAAATGGGATGGCGGAAAAGGTTAGACTTGTCCATCTCTCCCCAAGCGGTCAATGACTTTTGTAATTACCACCGAAAGCACACATTGATCTCCTACAACTACAGGAATGGTAGTGGATAGCAAAAGCAACCATTCACCTTCTTTGGTTTTGGCTCTGTATTTTACACATTGAGTCATACAATCTTCATATACTCTTTTCCGTACATCTAGTAGCGTTTGAACATCGTCTGGATGCACTATAGCCAAACTTGTTATTAGTGATGATTCGCTACTGTTATAGCCCCCAATTGCACTCATCGATTGTGAGGTATAAAGCATTTTCTCTGAAGGTGTCTTAATGTATATTATCTCATTTTCAACGTCCCATCTTGAAATATCTATACCATAACAAGTTACCTCAGTAGTTTTTGAGTTAATGATTGTGGGACGGTAATATACCAAATACTTAATGCCATTAACTTGATACTCACCAATAAATTCATGTCCCTCCCATGCTTTCTGTAGGATAGTCTTTTTGTATGTGGCAAACTCTCTTGGTAAAAAGTCAAACAAGTCTTTTCCGATCATGTCTGATTTGTATAATCCAATTTTTGATAGCAGTTCACCATCGCAATAAGTATGAATGAATTTATCTCCTTCTTTTTGAAATTTGAACAACATTCCTTGACACATTGGCGATAAGTGATTCTTGGTTAATTTAGTTCCTAGTTTATTTGCAATAGTGTTCATTCTATGCATCTATTTCACACTCTCCATATCGAACATCTGTTCTTGTTTTTATTATAGCACAATCTATATTATGGGAACAATATTAATAATGCTTTACCGTAATTTAATAATTCTTTAACTTTTCTAACGTAATAATAATATTATTCCCGACCATTTTCCTCAACTAAAGCGTTAAAATGATGAACATATGTATGACTCAGTATAAATAACTGTCATAATTCGACATATTGAATCGACATGACTTTATTCGACATTTGAAATTGTGGATAAATTAAAAGAGAGCCAACCATTTGGTCAACTCTCTTTTATGTAAGTGTTT